CCATGTAGAGGCCTTCGCGCTTGGCCTGCAGCGCATCGGTGCAACCGAACAATGCGACCTTTGCAGGTTGCTCTGCCGCACTGTCAGGCAGACTGCTGGTCACCTCATCGGGCTTCCATGTGCGAGAATTAAAGAATGTAACGGTCACCGCATCTGCCGTCTCTTCCCCTGGCATAATGTATTGGATCTTGAACGACCCTTTGACGATATTGCGCGGACCAAACATGGCAATGGGCAAGGTCTGAGACGCATCACGAAACAACCGCACCACGCCACCTTGTAAAACTGGCACAGCACGGCCACAGCGAGCGATGCGGTTCAACGCCTCCCACACCGTCATGGAACTATCAAAGATGCCGTTAAACTCATCGCCCCGGGATGCCCATGTTTGATCCAGTGTCCGGAGGGCATTCAGGTCAATGCGGTCGTCGGTTAGTTTTGCTCCATATTGGGCACGACAGGCATCGGCAAAAGCCCACGCGATTGACCGGGTTGGAACGGGGGCGCTCCAGCCACTTGTATTGTCCCAAACAGGCAGCCTGCGTGTCACGATGCAGTTGATCATACGCGCTGATCGTTGTGATAGATTATCGGTGGCCCGCATCTTCACGGCCAAAATCGTCAGATCGCCAAAATCAGGGGTGCCGTCTAGATAGGAGCGAAGGCCGCCCCAGCGAATTTCATGACCGGCGCGTGAGGATGCATCCTTGGTATCAAGGCGTTGCAACTGGACTTCATAACGCCCGGGTGTAACGGCGTATTTATAACTTTGCCTTTGGGCTGTATTGGTCGCATCAGAATATGTCTCGGAGCCCAGAGTAATCCAAGCTCCAATGGCAACGCCTTGATCATCAATAGAACGTGTTTGTATCTCCCATTGGATGGTGCGGCTTTCCAAGCCACCGGCGTCATTGGCGTAATAAAGACCACGGGGGAAAACCACATCAATGCCGAGATGGCTCACCATGGTTTCGGCGGGGTTTGCGGTGAAGGGGCCAATCCAGGCTCCACCATCTGCAACACTTAACAATTCCTGCCCTGCCACTTCAGGGGCCGTGATGACGTCGGTTTCAAACAAGGTGACACTGCCACCGGGACCAACGACCTCGGTTTCAACTTCTTCAAACGAAGACAACGGCGTGTCCTCAATGCGGACCTGCTCCAGGTCATATTCGCCCTGGCCAATTACATGGAGCTGAAACAGGTATTGTTCATTGTTCACAAACTCCTGATATGGCTGGGTTGCCAGATCTGGATAAATCAAATGCCGCCCATAGAGGACGGGGATCGGTTGCCCCAACCTTGCCTCATTGCCCTGTGCCGATAACGAATAGGTCGGGCTTGGCGCGGGTGACGACCCAACGGCACTGAAACTCATGCTCGGAACGGAGGGCCTCGGTGAAGGAATGACAGCACTAATCAGGGCTGCCCCGGCCAAAGACACAACGCCGCCCATGATCGTGCCCCAGCCAATCTCGAAGGCGGTCCCGGCGAATAGACTGCCGGTCAGACCCATCGATCCCGCAAGCGCTCCGCCCAAAGCGGGTGCAACAACCATCAAGGCAATGGAAAGAACCGTCGTCAGCGGGTTCTTTCCCCCTCCGCCACCGCCACCACCGCCATGGGGCAGAGCAACAAAGGTGACCACATCCCCGTCGTTGATAAGGGTGGAATTCCAATCGGCCCGCAATAAAGCCTGTCCATTATGCAGGCAGATCGTTGGGCGGGAGAATTCATCAATACCCGCGCCATCAAGCCACACACGCACAGAAACTGACTGTGCTACGGGCAACACTTCTCGCCCTCGCTCCGGTTGAAACGGGTTATTCATCATGACGACACAAGCGAGCATTATCCGGCAAACCTATAAAAGCCTTCTACGGACCAGCCGTTCAAAGACAAAGAATTTAAGGATTGAAACGCCACACCGGCTTCCTGTGAACAGTGCAAAATTCCGCCACCATCGACATCAAGCCAAACGCCAACGTGAATGGGGTAACGAGCTTGACGCATAAGGGCGCAATCGCCCGCTGCTGGCTTCTCAACCAATTCCCAACGCTGTCGTTCAGGGTGATCCCTGAACCCCCGTGCAATAGCGAGAACATCTTCGGGGTTCGGAATGCCCGGCAGTGTCCGACCAAAGTGCTTCTTCTGGATATGGCGAACAAAGGCCCAGCAATGATATGTCTCCGGCCCTTCCCCCGTCGCTGACCAGGGAATGCCAATATATGTTTCTGCCCAATGCATGATTTATCTCGCCAAGCCTGGAAACCGGGAGGCCGTATAGGTCTCTGATGGGAATGCTTTATTCCCGACATCAAGCATCCGCGCACGCCCGACGACCTGAAGGGCATTTGCCTCTACCTCGGTCAACACCAAGGTGATAGGTGGATCCATTTGAGGCCCCTCCTTATCTGTCGAAAGGTAAGGTCGGTACGTCACCTCAATTCGATCTTGCGTCGCCACCGCCGCATCTAAATGCCGAACGATCTCACGAGACACGTTATCCAGTGTCACGGTGATCTCCGGCACCGGTGCGGTGTCGATGGGTGGCAAAGACAAATCAAAGGCCAGTGCCACGAACGTCACCATGACACCGCCATCCAACGGCGCACCGGGTTCCAGCCGTGCCGTTAAATCCACATGATCACGAACGACGCGGATGGCTGTTGGCAGACCTTCATCATCTTTAAATGCCGGATGACGCAGTTCCAACGTATGCAGGATCACCATGTCCGACGGTGCAGCCGCATAGGCTTCCTTGATGGCTTGGCTGAGAGATGGATCAGGCATAACGGCCTCGTTTCAGACATAAAAAAACTGGCTGAAGCCAGTGGACGTTGAGATGACGGTTACGGTGGATCAGTAAATCACCAGGTGAAGGCCCTGATTTCATCAAAGGATGCGAGCTCAGCAATGGCCGTTTCAGCTTCACTGCTCGCCGTTCGAATGGCCTCACGCTCGGCATAGACCACTTGCAAGGAGTCTGTTCCGTTGAGAGCGTCGCGTTCGCGGGCGCGATCAACTTTCCAGTTCAAATTGGCGATCCTTTGGCCAGCTTCCATTTTGACCTGAATAACCAGGGCATCGCGTGCGGCCTGGAGTTCGTCAGCTTGCTTTTGCTGAGTACGCTCTTCGTCGATCTTTTTTACTTCGTCATCAGATACACCGTCATAACGATCGACCACTTTGCCATCGACGAGCTGAAATCGGTGCCCCAAAACGGAAGCAACGGGCAGTTTATAGTCGCCGTCGGGTCCGATGACACCCCAGTCATTACCGTGGGGAAAGCTGATTTTGTTAGCCATGATCAATTACCTCCGATGATCGGGACGATGTAAGGATAGTTTGTCGAGTGATAGGCGCTATCGAAGACGTAAACGTTGAAGCCTGGAACCTTGGAACTCATGTCACCTTTGTCAGCAATCACATTAAATATGTTCTTGGTGTCGATATGCGACATATAGATGCCGTAACCGCTGTCAGAATTAGGGCTGGTAGACAGCATGAAATCACTGTCCCGAATGGGGGCAAACGATCGTCCATAGCTGGAATCCTGATGCTGCAAGAACACGTACTTGCCGTCCGACACCCGGATCAAGAACACTTCGGCCCCGGCCCCGTAATAGTAATAGGGCTGGTAACAGAGGATGTATTTTCCATCATTGGAGATCTGGAAGCGGATGCCGTTTCGGTCCCCGCCTTCCATGCCGTAGGTCGTGGTCGTGCTCAGCGTATGGGTGGCTTCTTTGGTGAAACTGCCAACACCATCAGGCGTGAACCGATCCAGCATGCAGTAGCTGTGAGGCTCCATGCGCACGATGATGATTTTGCCGTCATCGCAGGGGGTGACAATGGCTCGATACAGGCTCTCGCTATACCCCGCAGAATTGGCGGTCCAATCGAAAAAGGTATGATTGGCTTCATCCAAGTTTTCAAACCAGGATTTACGGTCGGCGGCATTCATATCGAACGGCGCTACATTGGCATAAACGTGTAGGCGCATAGCGGTGCCACCGTTGGTGTTCTCGTTGATCACCAGTGTGCGGGTTTTCTCATTGTAGCCGATCATGCCGTACTTGCTGTACGTGCCAAAATCATTCTGCGCATAGAACTTGGTCGCCGACCAAGCCAGATGCCAGCCTTCTGTCCCCATCAATCGGCCAGGGGCAATGGCTCGGGGAGCAACGCCCACATATTGGTTTTCCATAAAAAGAGCGAGGTTCTTGTTGGTCTTGTTATTGACCCAGACACCGACGTTACGAAGGGCCGTCGCTGAATAAGGTCCGGCCCGCCCAATCATGGTTCCATCGGGGCCAACACCCAGAGCAATGTGCCCCAAATGCCCACACCGCGCAGTACCATCACCATAGGTCGTATCGGTTGAGGTAATGTAGGAATTGGTCTGACCATAAGAGTAAAAGTTATTGAAAAACTCAGTGCCCATACTGCTGGTGCTGCCTTGCATATAACCGCTGTCGTTATAATGCTGACGGCTCAGTTCCTGTAGATAATGGTTATAGGTCACCGTTCCCCAAGGGGCCGAACTGCTCATGCTCACCACAGCGAATGCAGGCTTTTTCCATGGATCCAGCAAGTCGTGATTGACCTGGTGTTGGTGCTGTTTCACAGCATTAAAGGTAAGGACGTCCATTGTTAAACCTCCGTAATGGCGTTGATTTGCCCATCGGGCGTATAGGTGAATGAAAAGCTGCGGGCATAGGCGATCCCGCCGAGGGTTAATTCCTCTGCGTAACTCGCCATGGTACCGTCGTCATTGTAGGTAATGGCATTGACCAAACGCGGCCCCTGTTGGATGGAAACCATCCGTCCCACATCATCGTAAACAGCGTCTCCGGCAACGATTGCGCCGGTGAACAGGGCCGCGTTGGCCGCATCCACGGAATAGCCCGCACCGATCCCGAGGTAATTGCCAAGGTTGACTTCGAATTCAGCCAGTTGGTCGTTGATCTGGGTTTCCAGGGTATTGTTGAAAGCCTCGATGTCAGCCAACGCTGTGTTGAGGTTGGCAACAACCGTGTCATTGACGAACCCGGTTGCGGTGACCAGCCAAAGCGCGTTGATGTGAATTTTGAGGGCTTCGGTGATTGCTTTCAGCTTGGTCGGAATATCCCGAGCCTTGGAGCTGTTAAAGATGTCGATATCTTCATCGAACGTGGCAAAGGGTGCCGTGTCCGGGATGGGGGGAATGGTCATAGGCATGGATCAAATCTCCAGTTAATATGTTTCAAGGACACGGTCGCCAAAGGATTCCAGGGTTCGCTCGCCAACAATCACGTCCCCGCCATTGTCGATGTTGCGCTCATCCCTGTTCATCAGCATCCAGCGGTCTTCACCGCCGAAGGGAATATCACCGAGCTTGGCAGCCCGGGTGAGCATGAGGATGTCTTCGCCGCTTAATTCGGTGGCGTAAAAACCGGATGCCTTGTTCATGACTTTCAGCAAAAGAGTAGCGTATGCCGCCGCATCTTGGATGTTCTCCAGCAACTCCACGGCTTTCACCATCAGGGCAAAGTCATCCATGCGCAGATTAACCTCGTCCAGCTTGGCCGAGATGGTGGCAATGGCGTTTGTCTGACCGGCTTTCACCGTCAGATAATGGGCTAATGTGGTCATGATTTAACTTTCTCAAAAAAGCTCAATGCCGAGGGTGCGGTAGTCGGAGCCCCGACGTGCCGACACGATCAGGGTTTGCAAGTTTAATCCGGTGGCATCGGCGACGATGACGGCGGCAGCCTCAGCGGCCACGGCAAAGCTCTCGGCCTGCTCAGCCCAGAAGGTGCTGTTGGTTTCTGAGAGCGCGGCACCCGTGGCTGAACCACCCGCTGCCGTTTTTGATACGGC